GGGAACTCTTCGACAGCCGCGAGCAGCGGCTACTCTTCGAAAGCCGCGAGCAGCGGGAACTCTTCGACAGCCGCGAGCAGCGGCTACTCTTCGAAAGCCGCGAGCAGCGGGGACTCTTCGAAAGCCGCGAGCAGCGGGGACTCTTCGAAAGCCGCGAGCAGCGGGAACTCTTCGAAAGCCGCGAGCAGCGGGGACTCTTCGACAGCCGCGAGCAGCGGGAACTCTTCGAAAGCGGAAGCCAAGGGGCAAAAGACGATCGCCATGGTAGCTGGAATCGGCGGCAAAGCACGAGCCGGAATTGGTGGCTGCTTCGCATTGGCGTATCTCAACAAAAAAAGCAATCCACGAATTGTGGTTGGGCATGTCGGAGAAAAGGGCATCAAGCCGGACACCTGGTACTGCGTGAAAGACGGACGACTCGCGAAAGCTTGAAAGGAGTTTTTATGGGCGAAATAAGGCAGCGACTTTTGAATCATCCCGATGTAGTGCGACTAGCGCGGCGTCGCGGCGTTCCCCGCCATCAAGTCGTTTTTGAATTACTGAGTCCGCATTCGCGTATTAAAAGCCCCCAAACGGAACTGATTCTACGTATTCAGCGGAAAGCATTTCGAGATGGTTTCAAAGTGGGTGTGCGTCGCGGAAGGAGGGAGCGATGGGCGAAGTAGAAGGGAAGACCAACGGACATGCGCCAACAGAGCCTACGGCAATCGTTGCGGCACCGCCGGCTGCGATCCTACCGGCCGACCAAACCGTCGAGCAAATGCTTGCCCGCTCGGAAAAGCAGGTTGTGTTCCGCAAGGGCATCCTCAAGCTGATCGCGGCGAACCTAGAGCCGGAAGACATCGCTATTTACGGTGAGGGCGACAAGGAATCGATCCACCTCGCCAAACCTGCCTGTAAGCAGATTCTTTCCTGGGCGGGGATCACGGTACAGCCGGACAGTGCGATTCAGGAGAAGCGCTACGACGGCGTAGAGGGGCCCTACATCGACTTCGAAGTATGGGCGACCTGGATGACGCCGGACGGCCGGTATTACCGGACGATGGGAAACCGGTCGACGTACGACGACTTCTTTGCGAAGCGGACGAAATGGACCTGCGAATGTGGTTCTGACGTGGAGTGGCAGAACAGGACCGCAGTGTGCAGGGCGGTCGGGCACCGCGGCAAGGCCGAGAAAACAACTTACTATCTGCCACTGTCCGAGGTAGACATCCCCTCGGTCAAGCAGGCAGCGATCACGAATCTTTGGAATCACGTTGTCGAAGATGCGGGACTGAAACCTTCGAAGAAGGAATTGCTGGCGGTCGGCTTCAAATTCGAAGAAGTGAAAGACCGCGTAAAATTTGGCAACGATAACAAACCCTCCGGGTCCACCGGCCAGAAACCGCAGACTTCTTCCCAGGGTAGCCCCACAACGGGCGCAGCGGCACCAGAAGGCCCCAAAGCCGCTGCGCCAGCCTCTTCTAAGCAGGAACCTCCCAAAGAAACAAGCTCCAAAGCAAACCAAGAAGGTCGCGGGCGAGTTCTCTATCGGCGCAAAGGCATTGTCAGTGAAGCGTATCGCGCAATGACCAAACCGAATGCCACCACTGGCAAGGGTGGCGGGCGTCCCTACGTGCGCGTGGTCCAGAACGGATTCTTCCTCTTTTGCTACCACGACAAATTCGTGAAAACCAAAGACGGGCAGAAAAACATTCTGGATCTGATCGTCGCCAGCAAAAACCAATTTTGCGACTTCATCGTGAGCACCAAGGCCGGAACGAATGGAGACATGCACTACATCGAAGGCGCCAACCGGATCGGTGTGTACCAGTGGGAAGACGGTGTGCCGGTACTGCCGCGAGAACGGGAGCCGGGGGACGAGGGCTATCAACCGACCGATGAAGATATTCCGTTTTGAGTTTCCCGCAGCGCTGCGGGGAAAGAGTGGTGCGGTAGAGGGGAACACAGCTAGCCCCTAGTCAGCCGGTGGATACCTCGGCGTTGTAAGCAGCGCCAGCCGAATCTAGCAAGACCGGCTCCGCACCACTCTAAAGTTTAGATTTTTCGGAAAGGAGCATTGGGCAAATGCAAGTGACGTTAGAACAAGTCGTAAACGATCCCCAAGCGTGCGTCGATTTCTTGACGTACTGCAATTACGCGCACAACCGGGAACTTTCTCCAGGGGTATCGCCAGAGCAATGGGAGAAGGTTTACGGGCCGAACACGAAGGAAATGGAGCGGCGCTACCAGGCCGAGAAGGCGGCGCGATGAATAAGTTGAAACGAATCTTCTGTGCGCTTTTTCGCCACTCGAACATCGAGACGTTCTTTTTTGGCTACCACTGACAACTGGAAGCGCGCCACTTTCGTGGACAAATTCCTCGCAGAAAGGCCGGCTTGGTTATGACCACCGAAGTCCAAGAAGTAATCCACGATCAACTAAGCCCCGACAAACTGCTTGCCGACTATCGGCAACTGAAAAAAGGACGCGAGCGCAGTTCCATCGCTACCGCCAATTGGGTGACCACGCTCGGGCATAAGTGTGAAGCCTACGCGGTGTACAACCGGACGGTCCATCCCAAAGACCGCCGGCCACTCAAAGAGTCCCTGGGTATGATTTTTGCCGAGGGCAACGATCAGGCGCGCGCGATCAAGCGCGACCTGTTCGAGATGGGTTACGAAGTGGAAGGCGCGGAGTCCCAAGTTTCTTGGCCGAAATATCAAATCACCGGGCGCCAGGACTTGACCATCCGCAAGTCCGGTGTGCGGCATAGTGTTCACGCGGAAATCAAAAGCTGTTCGCCATTCACCTACGACGGCATCAATTCGGTCGACGACCTTAAGACCCATAAATGGTCTTTCATCCATAAGTGGTACGCCCAAGTGGCTCTGTACATGGTGCTGCAAAGTGTCGACCACTATTGGATGATCCTGAAAAACAAGTCGACCGGCGCCCTCAAGATTCTGGAATTCACCTTGGGCAATGACGAGTTACAGCGCGCGGAAGCAATGTTGCAGAAGGCCGAAAAGGTGAATCGTCTTGTTCAGATCGGCCAGATGCCCACCGCGGACATGAAGATCAGCACCGCGGACCTGTGCGCCGAGTGCGAATTCTTTACGGTGTGCCTGCCGGAACTGAATTTTGGCATGGCCGCGCACATCCTCACCGACGAGTCCGCAGCTGAACTGGCGCAAAAGACCGAGCGGCTAACCGAGCTAAAGCCGCTAGCAAAGGAATACGAGGACCTGGACGAAGAAGTGAAAGGCGAAATCAAGGCCCTCTGCGCCGATGGCAACGACCAAGTGGTGTACGGCGATTGGTGCGCGTCGATCAAGCGCATCGACATCAAGGCCGCCACGATCAACCGAAAAGCGTACGTACAAGAGCGTGTGAGTTTCATCAAGGCTTTGCCTCCCCAAGTTGCGGAACTGGAGACTCCGTAGGGAAGGGCACGGGCGGTCGAAGTTGGCCGCCCGACGAATCTTGGAGGTGTCAGGTGAAAGTTTATTCCGCGTGGATGGTTCATGACGACAAAGGTGCGCTACGCATCAACCTGCCGAAATTGTGCCTCGAAATGGGCTATCCGCCAACGCCGGAAAATCTTCGCACTGCCGAGAAGTGCATGAGGGAAGCGCTGGCAGAGATGTTCGCCGGGGTTCCGGTGGTGGTTTGGGAAGACGAAGTAGCGAAGCACGTAAGGAACTGAAAAATCTAAACTTTAGATAAGGAGATGGGGCAGATGGCAGAGAAGAAGAGATACCGGATCGCGTTGTCATTCAGTGCGGTCTTCGAGGGCGATAGCGAAGCGGACGCCTTGCTGGCTGCGACGTTCGAGCTTAAGTACCACTACAAAGACGCGAAGGGCTTGAGCGCTTCGACAATTTGTGAAGTGCCAGCCGAACCCAAGCCAAGCACGGCGATGGATGATGCGCCGTTCGCAGATCAAGTAACAGTGCTGCCAGATCCATTGCCGCTAGTTCCAGAAGTGCCAACGGGCACAACGGCAGACGACTTTCCATTCTGACGCTTGGGCGAGCGTCAGAATTGGGCCTTCCGCTCGGGGAAGGTTTCGGGCCAAGGGTAAAGGTCGGGCAAGAAAACTGAGGGGGAAGATGAATGTTCGCCGGCTGCTGGATCGGCCGATAGCATTCCATCGGTGTTTTGTGGAATTAACAGGCTCAATTAACGCCGCACTCATGCTCTCCCAGGCCGTGTACTGGTCGAAGCGGAGCACTCTTGAGGATGGCTGGTTTTACAAGTCCCGCAGTGAGTGGGTCGAGGAAACCGGCCTGTCCAGGTACGAGCAGGAGGGGGCCCGGGAGCGGCTAAAAAAGACGGCATTTTGGAAGGAGAACCTCTGGGGGGTGCCTCCGATAGTGCATTTTCGGGTCGACGAAACCGAGCTTGAAACGGCACTTCTTAAATTGGGGGAAATTCCACCAATTGATAGGCGGGAAGCCAGCCAATTGAATGGGGGAAAGCCTTCCAATCAAACGGAGGAAAACCAGCCAATCCTTACTACATATACAGAGAATACAGCAGAGATTACTACAGGAATGCCTGTACCTACCCTTAAATTCCCAAAACCAGAAAAGAAAAAAGAGCGCGTGATTGTGCAGAAGCCCATCCGGATTGTCAGGTCTGAGGAAGTTGCCCGGGAGGTTGTGAGATCGGAGGGAACGTATGGAGTCAGCCGGGGAGGTCCTAGCAAGGCCGAGCAGCGGGAAGCGAAAAACGCGGAAGTACTCAAACGAGTACTTGGCACTCATTCAGAAGATTCTGACTAAGCTTCTGAAGGTCTATGGCGGAACAGCATCGGATGAATTGGTGATCGTGTGGAGGGAAGCTCTTCGGGATTTTGGCAACGATGCGATCAGGGTTGGCGCGGACGAGACGTTGAGGCGGCACAGGGCGTTCATGCCGTCGCCGGCCGAATTTCGGGGGTACATGGAAGAGGCGATTTCGCGAATGAGCGCGCCGCGCAGTTCCCACGAAGACTGCGAAGCGTGCCGGGGAACGGGTTGGAAGATGGTGCAGCGAGCAGACGGCCAGGGGGAATACGCGACGAGGTGTGAGGGATGAGTTTTCCAAAGCGGCGATGTAAGGAGTGCCGAGGACCAATTGAGGGGGGTCGGGTTGGTCACAGCGACCGATGCGCGCCATGCATTTGGAAACACAGGCCAGTGCGGTACATGGCGCATTTGAAGCCACGGTTTTTCGGCAAGAAGCAAATCAGAGTGCGGACGGATCAACTCCAGGAAGTAGGTCTTTAGCCTTGGACGCGCAGCTCATCGAAGCCCGGCAGTATGCCCGCCCGGCCGCTTTACGGATACTTCGCGACCGGCCGGATGACGTCGACGACGTGCTGCAGAATGCTTGTCTCAAAGCTCTACGTTTCGAAGGGCAATTCCGCGGTACGGCGCAGTTCAAAGTGTGGTTCATGCGTATTGCGATCAACGAGGCGCTGTACTTGTTGCGAGCCCGACGGAATAGTTCGGGCCGATTTGTGGACATCGACGAGGAATACGAGAACGGTGAGCGGAAATGGGAACTGCCGGATAAGGGGCCGTCACCTGAAGAGTTGGCGATCGGTGGTGAATTGCGCGGGGTTATTTTCTCTGCGGCGCGGAAGATGACAGCGCGGCGCCAGGCGGAACTGGGCTTTTGCTTACTTGGCGAGGGAGTGGGGACGGGGAGTATGCGTAAGGCGCGGCGGCACAGATTACGCGAGGGATTGCGGAAGGCGCTGATGGAGCGCGGGATGTTGGAGTCTAAAGTTTAGATTTTACGAGTTCCATGGAGGGCAGTGACGTAGGAGTACGAGGTAACGGGTCAAACATGAGTAGAACGAACCGTCCAGGTAAACGCGAGCGAGAGGCTAGAAACCGTCGAAGCCGTCGATGCCTTATTTCCTTTGGCATCGACACGCCAAGCGGTCCGAAGTGGGTAACGGTGAAGCTCGGTCGCCGCAAAGGGAAAAAAATAATGCACCTGGAAGAGAAGCTCAGGCGGATTCCCGTGGCCGATGTCCGAGAACTGCGCAGGGAGAAATCGTTATGAGAACCCATCGGTTGTCTCCCTGCATTCCATGGGAAAGGAAGGCGAATGTCACGCAAGAAAAACTCTGAGGCAGTACTGGAAACCACGCTCGTACAGGTGAACGTCGACAAGATCACCATAGCCACCGAACGCGAAGCTAAAACGCTCACAGCGGCCTTGCGCGAAGATTTCAAGAAGTTTACCGCGTCCTGGTGGGAGATGGGCCAGAGAACCAAAGAAGCCCTCGATCGCGGCGTGCCGGCGGCGATGGAAATGAACGCGCACGATTGGATGAAGTCGGTCTTCGGCGACACGGTAAGCGTGGCCAAGGTCCAGCGAAGCTTGCGGATCGCTCGAGCCCTGGGCGATGTGCCGCAAGAGCAATTGAAACTCCTGAGTGAGGGGAAAGCCTATCTCCTAACGCAACTTAAGGAGAAAGACCGCGCGGAATTTATCGGGCCAGCAACGATCCTCTCGAACGACGCCTTCGCGAAAATCGTGGAAGAGCGCCGGCAAGAGTACGGGATTCCGCCAGAAGAGAAGCGGATCCATATCGGGGTGTCGGTGCCAGAAAGCGTAGGGAAAGCCTGGGAAGAAGCCGAGAAGAAGGTAGCGCGGTTGGCGGACCTGGACATTGAAACCAAGCCCGGGCTAAGGGCGCAAGTCTTCGAGATCGTGGCGAATCTGATTAATTCCACGCCAGATGAGGTTCTTACGGCGGAAACCGTGGGCAGCGAGGGAGTCTAAACTTTAGATGCATACGCACCCATTCCGAAAGGATGCTGCGGCGACGAAGGCAGCCGGATTCGCAAGCCGGTTCTCCTATGTGTCGTTTCGCATCCATCCGGAAAGCGATCCGCCGCACCAATGCGTGTACCTGGCGGGCCTCGAGGACATCGGGAAGCGGCGGGCGGAAGTTTTTAAGCGCGACGGTAATCGCTGTGTGCTGTGTGCCAGCCGGATCAATTTACAGCTTCGGCACGGCGGAAACACCAAGGTTTCCCGGTGTTGGTGCACGGAGAACCTCTCGTGCCGGTGCTCTGAGTGTCACATGGTCAAAGAGCATGGCCGGTTTCCAAGATGGACGCCGGTGGTGACGGCGTGACCGGCACGGTGTCAACGAATAGCCGCTGACTTTTCACAACCACCGTCCGAACGGAGCGAGTGATGGCATACCGCAGGGATGAATCGAGGATGAGTTGAGGCCTGTACTCAGATACCACGGCGGGAAGTGGAAGCTGGCTGACTGGATTATCAGCTACTTCCCGAAGCATCGCGTCTACGTCGAGCCGTTCGGCGGCGGGGGATCTGTGCTAATTCGCAAGGACCGCAGTTATGCCGAGGTCTACAACGACAAATGGGACGTGGTTGTGAACGTGTTCCATTGCCTGAGAGACCCGGAGAAATCAGAGCAGCTAAAGAAGGCATTGGAATTGACGCCATTTTCACGGACGGACTTCAATTCTGCGTTCCGGCGCCGGCCGGAAGGACTTGGGGATGTGGAATGCGCCAGGTTGACTATTCTTCGGTCCTACGCTGGATTCGGGAGCGCGTCAACTAACGGAGAATATGCGACTGGGTTTCGCTGCAATTCCAACCGTTCGGGAACTACGCCGGCGCATGACTGGGTTAATTATCCGTCACATGTGCGGACTTTCGTTGAGCGATTGCGCGGCGTTGTGATCGAAAACCGGGAGGCTTCGGAAGTCATCGCGCAGCACGACGGGCTGGAAACACTGTTCTACGTCGATCCGCCATATCCGCACAGCACGCGAAACATGCAGCGGGGAAATGCGGCCTATGCCGAAGAGATGACCGACGACCAGCACCGCGAGCTGGCAGAGCAGCTAAAAGCCGTGAAGGGATTCGTGGTTCTCAGTGGCTATCCGTGCGAGTTGTATGACGGCGAATTGTATTTTAATTGGCATCGAGTCGAGAAAAAGCACAGAGCCGATGGAGCGCGTCCGCGAACAGAAGTGCTATGGATCAACGATAGGGCTTGGAGAATGGCCGTTAGTCTTTTCAGCGACCGCACGAGCAATGCTGCCTGGTGCGGTATGCCATCGAATGAATGAACTCCGGGACGGTAGGTGTAGCGAAACAGAACTTTTGGAGGGGCCGATGAGCATGGAGCACAAGACAGTGGAACAGCTTGTGAAGGAGTGGCGCGAGGAAGGGAAGCGTTTAGTGGATAGGTCCGAGGAACTTGCAAACAACGGGGAAGCGCATCGCTCTGACATTTTGCTGGCGCGTGGCCGTGAGCTGGAAGGAGCTGCGATGGCCCTGGAGCAATCCGCACAAGGAGAGCGGGGGCTGACCATTCGTGAGGCTGAGTACCGTTCTGACCATTATTTCGATGAGGCCGCACCAGCCGCGAGCGCACCGCCCCATACCAACGAAGCAGAGCGTGCTTGGTTGATAGAACGCGCGGGAGAGCACGGCCCTGAATGGGCTACGTCATGGTCGGGAGGATTTGAGTTCACGACTGATAGCCTGAAAGCAATTCGCTTTTGTCGGCGAGAGGATGCCAATCAAGTAGCGGAAATTTTAGACGGTGAAGATGTTCGCATCACAGAGCATCAATGGGGGTAAACATGAAACGCGAACGCGCGATTGAGATAGCACAGCATTGCGCCAAACTTAAGCCTCAGAGTTATTACGCAGAACCATTCCAGCCACATGAGTGGGTAATTGACGCGATTTTAATAGGCGTACGTCTGTATGGTGCTCAGTCTATGCCCGCACCGCCAGCGGAGACAAGGAAAGTGCCGCAGGAATCGCCATTTGAAGCTGATGGCACAACCTGGACAAGTAAGAAATGGCAGTCACAGCATAGCTGACCCACAACCGAGTTCACCTGAGGGTGGGCAGCAGTTACGTAAGATCGTGGAATGGTTGCATCACCGAATGGCCGCTGCGCAGAACCTTCCATACGAAGATGGCGATGTATGCCCTGAATGTGCCGAGACCGTGCGAGATGAGCTTATGCCGTTAATACAAATGAGCTGGGAATTATTTGACCGCAAAAACGCAGGTGGGCGTCAGAGTGGGCAGCATGGACGCTGAAGTGATACTTTGGCCGTAGCGGGTATCGTCGCGAGCTTCCTTGTGGGTTATTTGATTGGCACGGTGGCAATCGCGCTAAGGATTAGGCGGCGACCCGTGCAAACGGGCGAGCCAGCGAAGATCAGTCATTGATCGGGAAGTTGGACCGCTTAGGCGCCAGAATCTGTTTCGGATGTCGAGCGGCAGCGAGGCGGTTTGCGGTGCGGAAAGTGGAATTGGGCGGGAAGATGGTTTGGGCGGGATTGCCGTGGTGCGGGAGATGCTGATGCGGATACTTAGTTTGGACCTTGGAACTAAGACAGGTTGGGCACTGTGGGATGGTGCGCGGATGGAGTCTGGCGTCCAAGATTTCACGAAACAGCGCGGGGAATCGAATGGGATGCTGTTTTTGAAGTTCAACCGTTGGCTTGCGGCCATGCCACCAGATTCTTACGTAATGGACGGTATTCGACCACAGGACAAATTCGATCTGATTGTCTTCGAGCAAGCGCATCACCGCGGCGGCGCAGCAACGGAGATAGCCGTAGGACTAATGACGCGGGTGCTGGAGTTCTGTGCGCGGTACGGGATCGAGCACACTTCAGTACACAGCGCGAGCTTGAAGAAGTTCGCGACCGGCCGTGGCAATGCCGACAAAGACGAGATGATTGAGAGACTTCGCCGGCGCGGACTAGTCCACTTAGATTACATCCCTGGCAATGATGAAGCTGATGCTTTGTGGCTTTTGATTTACGCACTCGAGAAGTTCGGAGGTGTCCCATCGAATGCCCAGCCTGCCGCAGCAGGAAAAATCGAGTCATTAGAACCAAGCACAAAGACGGGATGACGATCCGTTACCGGAAATGCTCTGCGTGCTCGCATGATTTTCACACACGCGAGCATTTCATACGACACACCACTAATAGACCTTCGACGAATCCGGCCACAAGATAGTACTTGCCTACATATTTCACCCTAGATACCCTGACATCGTTCGGTGCTCTCCGCGATTCATTCGTAGTGAGCCTTCCCGAGGCTTAACAGCTAGTACGGGCTTCCAAATCAAACGATGAGGTGTCAATGGGCGGACACATTTGCGTCGTAGCACGTTCCACCACGGTCGAAACGCTTCCTTTTGATCCCTGTTGTTTCCATCACCACATTGGCTGGCGCGAGCTCAACGAGCACCACAACGATGGGAGCTTGGAGCCGGTAACCGCAGTGCGCGAACTGGTGAAGGTGGAAGACGGCTGCGAGCCGGATTACGTGCTTGAGTGGCTGGTTCCAGGACGGGTGCTGCGTTACAAGCGCGAGATTCCGAACCGTGGATTGTCCTCGAAGTATGGAACGTATCTGGCAGAGGCGTTGCGGAAGCGTAAGAAGTGGGCCCAGGCGTTGATTGCAGACATGCGAGCAAGCCGTAGTGCAATGGGTGGTTCGGAGCGCGTTCCCGGGGCCTACGAAAGCGTCGAAGCCTAAAAATCTAAACTTTAGACTTTTTTCCTAAAAAACAAAAAAGGAGACTGTTATGACTTCAATTCGCAGGGTTGGGCTGTTGCTATTGGGCCTATTGGTATTTGCTTCGTTTGGTTTGGGGCAGACCGCGCCGACACCGCAGCATTTTATTATCAGTGGGAGCTCTGCCAGTTTCGGGGGTAATGCGGTATCGGTTGCGTCCGGTGGCGTTCAGCTCACTTCGAGCATGTCGGCGGCTTTCGAGTCAATCAGCAATCCGATGGATAGCTCGAAACCTCGCGTCAATTCCGGCGTGGTGAATTACACGACATCGGCCTGCACGTTTATACCGGCCAAGCTGAGATCGAAGCTCTTGATTGATTGCAGCAACTACAACGCAACCTTCCAGGGTGGCGCCGGGGTGCGAAGCGATGCTTCACTGACCGTCGGCGGACCTCGCACTCAATCCATTGTGGGCAACTTCGGCATCTTCGGCAGTCGTCCGCTTCCTGGTGGCCATACGCAAATTGGACTTGGTTATAAGGCCGTGGTTGGGAAGAACGTGGCCGTAGTGAAGATCCCGCTCGGAACACTGAATTTCACCTTCTAGCATGGCCGGTTGGATACATCGCTCGCTGGTGGGCTTCGATCAGTTCCTGAATGTGCTGACCGGTGGCCTACCAGACGAGACCATTTCTAGCCGCAGCCAGCGCGCCGCAGATCGTGGCAACTGGGCCGGAATCGCAATGACGAAGTTCTTGCATTTGTTCCAGAAAGACCACGGCCATTTGGCCGAGCAAGGCGACCTCGATCGCGCAGAAGCGGTCGAGCAGGCCGAAGAGAAAGCACTCAAGGAGAAGTGAGCATGTTCAAGAACTGGAAAACGACATTGGCCGGCGTGCTGGCCGCGGTGGGGCACGTAGTCGTGAACGGCGCGAACTGGAAACAGCTTGCTGTGGCCGCAGCAATGGCGGCCATGGGCGCACTGTCCAAAGACCACAACAAGTAGACAACAAGTAGGCGGTGCCTCCTGCCATGGCAAGACGTGATGAAAAAGTTCAATTCTGGACGCCTTCACTCAGGTTCCAAGTCAGGGCCTAAGGTGAAGAATCCAGCGCAGGCCACCGCCATTATGTTAAGTGAAAAGAAGGCGGCGGAAGGCGGGAAGAAAGAGTATCGGAAGAAGTACAAGCGTATGTCCAAGCGAATGCGATGAAGGTAAAGGCGCCGATAACGACTTTCGAGAAGGAGGAACTTGTCCGCACGGTATCGGCGGCAACCGCAACCTTTCCGGTTGGGTCCGGGGCCAAGCGATTCATTCGTGACATTTGCTGCGACCGGATTCAGCAGTTAACCGAGAATGGCCGCTGGTATCTGGCCTTTGTCGCTAATCGGTTTCGGCGCCAGTATTCACTTTCTGCGGAACAGTGGGAGTGGGTAAGGGGCCGATTGCAGGAGAAACATGATCAACATCAAGCCGAGCCACAAGGGTCTACTGCACAAGGACTTGGGAGTGTCGCAGTCGAAGCACCTGTCCGTGAAGCAGGAAGAGAAAGCCAAACACTCTTCTGATCCAGCCGAGCGGAAGCGCGCGACATTCGCGTTGAACGCACGGAAATGGCACCACGGCAAGAAGAGCAAGTACCACAAGCTGGCGAAAGCCATGAAAGGGTGATATGGGCAAAAGCGATAAGTTTCTTGAGGGCCTCAAGTTTCCGTGTTTCATCGAGTCCGCAAAATTCTATATCGACAAGGAAGAGCACCGGAAGGTGCGGGTGGACATCCTCATTACGGTGGTTGAGGAGATGCGAACCTATTTACCGGCCAATATCTCGACTGTCGCCAAGGTGATGGCCGCCGACAAAGCAGAGAAGGTAGTCTTCGCTGATACGTGGGAAGAGCGGCTGATCGAGATTTACGCGGGCAAGCCGAAGAAAGGTGAGTCTGAAGCTAAGCCCTCCGTGACCGCCGAGGATGTGGCGATCAAGAAGGTGCGGCTCGAATGCGATGTGGAGACCGGCCAGGTGACGCTGCATTTCTCCTTCGTAGGCGACGACAAGGCTATCGGCACGTGGGTGCACGATAACTATGGGCGGGACGCGTTCATTCTGGTGCTTGCGATGCAGGGCGAGTTGGCGGGACTGTAAAAAGTCTAAACTTTAGATTTTTCGGAGGGCAGGAAATGGATCGGCGTAAGTTTCTCAGATTCTTGGGCATTGGAGTGGCAGCGGCACCTGTAGCGGCTAAGGTGCTGGCGGAATATAAGCCAGCAGTTGAGGATTGGTCGCTCAGCCACCCTGACCACGTGCCGGCGTTCCGTGGGCAGTACGAGCCGGATGGACCATGGGGAGATTGCGCGACGATCTCAGTGTCGTATCGAGATTTACCGCCGCGGGTTCAACAGAACCTGGATTACCATCTGGCTTACGTGAATAAGAACGGAAAGATTGTGCCGCCCCCGCAATGGGACGGTGTAACGGTTCCCTCCTGAAATCCTTTCCAGGGGGTGATGCGCGCGCGGACGGCCGGGGTGGAGAATTGCCCACTCTGCCCCGGTTGAATTTGAGGCAGGGAGATGAGTGAGCAGAAGCCAAAGAAGAGGCTGACGATTAAGCAAGCGAAGCTGGTAGCGGCCCTACCCACAGCAAAGACGCAAGCGGATGCGGCGATCGAGGCTGGATACAGCCCAGAGAACGCAAGCCAATCGGCCTACCAAGCACTAAAGGCAATTGAGAAGGGCATGCCGGAAACCATGGCCGAGCTAGGGCTGACCAACAAAGTGCTCATTGAAAAACATTTAATGCCCCTTCTGGGTGCTGAGAGGGTGGGACTCTACGGAACGTGCGCTGATGGGCATGTGCGGTTGGGTGCATTAAAGCTTGCCGGGGAATGGAAGGGCGTAAGTGGCGATGATCCGAGTGGACGGCCTGAGACTCGAGGACCTTCCCTATCACTGGTCTTCGCTAACAAAGGCGCAGCAAGAGAGTTTGTTGAAGCAATCGCCGCTCGTCGCTCCGCTGACGGACTCATTGATCTGGATGCGTCAGTGGACGCAAACCTGGGATGAGCACGACACCGTAAGGCCGTACAAGCGCTTTCCGGATTATCAATACTTCGACGTCCTGCATCGAGTCTTCCACGAAGAGGACAAGCTATTCGTTCCGAAGTCGCGCACGGTTATGGCGACCTGGTGGGCGTGTGGGGAATGCTTCCACTTTGTCCAGACACACCAGCCGGCAAGCTGCATCTTCTGGTGTCCTGACCAAGACCGCGCGGAGAAGTGCATCGAATATTGCAAGGTGCTGTACCGGCGCCAACACGATGAGTTGAGGGCGTTGTATCCATTGCCGCGGAAGAAGAAGACGGTTGAGGACCAATCGGTCTTCCGTTTGGAATTAGCTGGCGGTGGTTGGCTCGAGGCGTTGCCTGGAAAGAATCCCGACAAGATTCGTTCTGAGCATCCCACGATCGTGATGATGGATGAGGCGGCGTTTAACGAGAATGGGGCAGAAGCGTATGCCAATGCCATTTCCACGAGGCCGAAGAAGTTGCTGGCAATCAGTTCAGCTAATCCCGGGTGGTTCTTTGATCTGATTGAGCCGGCGGTGGCGTGCAAGCTATGAAGGGCTTATCGGCGCGCCGGATACCGAAGGGCAAGCCTGCGGCTGGAATTAAGGTGGTGTCATTGCACTACAGTGCAGACCCCACAATGACCGCAGATCGGGTGGCGAGCCTCAAGAGTGCCTATCCGGACCCCACGATGTGGGACCGCGAGATGGAGATTGACCCTCATGCCAGAGGGGGGCAGAAGTGGTTTCCGGAGTTCGACGAAGCGATTCATTACGTCGATCCGCCAGAAGAGGATTGGGTTCCGGAGTTTTGGACAACCTGGCTGATGTGCGACCCACATCCCCGGCGAGCTCATGCATTCCTGTGGTTGATGGTGAACAAGTACGGCGACTTGGTGGTGCCGTGGTCTCTATGGCCGGAAGAGGCCAACAAGAAGCGGGCTGAAGCTGGCTTACCGCGGTATCACGTAAGCGATTACGTGAAGATGCTGCGGATCGTGGAAGACCAGAAGCTCTTCCCGAAGTCCCATATCGACTTAATGGATCCAGCCGGCGCGAATTTCGACGCCGAAGAGGATGTCAACTACTTCCAGAAGTACCGCGACGCTGGGATCATCTTCCGGCCGGCGAAGAAGAACCGGGAATACGCTGGTTACGACAAGATCAGCGAGATGTTGCGGTGCGAAGAGATTGAGGGGCAGTTACGGCCCAGGCTGACGATTATCCGCGGTGGCGGGGATAATCACATCCTTGTGGCCCAGATCAAGGGCCTGCGTTATAAGGAATTAAAGGGCATCGCAGCAACTGAGAAAGACCCTCCACCGGATCCACTGAACAAAGACAAACACTTAATCGATTGCTTGAGTTATGGGTTGCTGGACGGTCCACGCTGGGTAGAAGTCAAGAAGGCGGCGAACAGCTACCGGCCGATTCATCGAGCCCTCGGATATTGAAGTCTAAAGTTTAGAAGTGAGGTGGCCCATGGCTACCGCTGCGTTTGCACTGGTCAAGAAATGGCTCGGAGGTACCGCGCCGTGCATGAGGCCCACATGGGAAGTGGTTGCGGTGTGGATGCCGCCAGCACGCGAGGTTGTGAAGTATTTGCAGTACAGCATTGAGCGAGCCCAGGTGATTCCGCCGGGCGCGGGTGCGGAGTTTAAGTTCAAGGTGATTGCCGCAGACACCACGGAAGCGATCGAGATAGTCCGGAAGTCGAGATTCTTTTCCGGCAATCTTTCGAAGGAGTTTGGATTCTGCGCAAAAGAAGTGGCGGCATGAAGCGAGCCGCATGCGTATGCGTCTTGTTGCTCTGTTGTGGCTGGTGGCAGGCGCGTGCTGGCTTGCATGGCGCTGCGTTCGTGTACGAGCAAAACAAGTCCGGGGAAGCCATCTTCCATCCGGTACTGGCTCCAAGCATCGGCGTGCAGCTCGAGAAAGGGCCGCGAGAGATCAATAAGGGGGAGGTCCTGGTCTGCAAGTCAGGGACAGAAGAGCATAAGGCCTTCGTGGAAGGCCAAGAGACCACCATTACGACGTTTACCCTGACGTGCGGTCAGCGAGTATTCGCACTGAAAAGCGTTTATTTCGAGGAGCAGTAAATGCCAAACGTAATCGCGGACGTGACGTACCAGATCCACTTGCCCACCTCGGCGGGGATTGGAACTCCGGACAATCCCGGGGCTGCGGACGTATATCGCCGGGCCGCACAAGAAGCGCTTGTAGTTTATGACGGCACGGATGCCGGCTTGGCGACCGTGATTACCAACAATGTCACGCTCAACCCGGGCGAAGTCTTTGACGTTTTGCAGGTTGAGCCAGTGCCCTTGGGCGATAAACCCATTTTTCAATAAGCGAGGTTTTCATGTCCACATTGCAACTGTTCGACGTTGAGTTTCAGTTCAAGAAGGCCGCTGCGGCTCCATCTCAGGGGCAGACTGGCCCAGCGGATGCGTATCGCCGCGAGCGGCGCCGCGTTGTGGTGGCCGCGGCAAGCGCCCACTCGAAAGACATTCTGGCGGTTCTCAATGCGGACGTCACGATTTTGAGCGGTGAGACGATCGACATTTTGAGCGTGCGATCGGTTGCAACGCCCGGCAGTGAAGGCAATACGGTACTGAGTTAGCCCCATGGACGCATTTGAAGGACAGAAGCTACCAGGGGAGCGGCCCGAGCATGATATCGAACGATGGGAACGAGAACTAAAAGCCGCCGGCTGGAAGCAAAAGCTGATAGGCGTGTGGAGTTCCCCCGCCGGTAAATTATTCCACGGGCCCTACTACGCATGGAAAGTTCTTACCGGTAAGGCATGACCTTGCCTCCCAAAGCGCTGAACGCTTTGGTGGACATCAAGAAGAATTTGCTCGCGGCGACCGAAATAAAAGCAGGGGCGGACGCTAATCCCACCGTGGAGGCAGCGCAACTGGTCGTTCCATCGCCAAAGACGACGCGCCGCGGGCAGAAAGAAAATCCACCGCAAATGCGCAAGGTTGCGCGCGGATCGAACACTGTATTCCAACGCGCCTGTCGACGGCGCGAATGGTGGACCCCGGTTTATTGATGAATGTCCAATTCCACGCCAACGGCGCCCGCTACAGTCTAATCGGTGCGCCTGAGTCTTTGCGGCAATGGGAAGCGCGCGCGACTGCAGCGGCGATTGTGTCAAAGCACAAGTCCAGGCTGCGTTCGCGGGAGTCTATTTCACGCTGTTTTAAACGAACCATGGAGAATTTGCCTAATCAGAAATTTCAAGGAGGGTAACAGCATGGCAGGAGCTCGGAAGAAGGTTTACGACACGTTCCATACCGGCGGCCGCGGTGGCGTCGAGCATGGCAGCGAGACTGGCGGGGTTGGTCCGCATGTGCCCAACCAGATGACCCCGGCACATCACCCGGTGAATCGGTGCCCGGAAGACGAAGGCCAGTTCGACGAGAACTTCAGGCACAAGTCGGGCGAAGGTGAGAAGGACTAACTTCTTAGCTGCGGCAATCGCGGCACTGGTTGGCATGGCCGCTTGCGGACGCATGATTTCCGTCTTCGCGGCCACGCCTTCAAGTTTCAACTACGCCGGCGCGCACGAGCATCCCGCCGTGCCTGTAGTTGAGATTGTCACCCCCGTTCCGCCGGCGGAAATGGCGCAGGCACGCACCAACGTAGCGACATCCGACTTTTACATCCCTGGGGTGCGCAAGCTAATTTTCGGGGACGACCAGCCGGACGATGTTTCAGTGCAAAAATCCGCCCCTGGAACGCTTCTTATCAACGGGACACTGGTTTGTACCGGCGGGGGCTGCGGAACCAATACATCGGCTATCGGATGTTTAGTTTCCGGCACATCGGACACCATTGGCACTAATTCCACTGGTTGCCTGCAGCGCACCGTACAGGATTGCCAGTTTCAGCCGATTGTTTACACAGACACAAGCGGAAATGGCGTCAATGTGGTGGTGCCCACGGCGACGGTACTCAATAACACTGCGTGCAACATCCTGATGGTGAACGACACCATCCCGAATGAAACGCTGGTAGTCACACCTACCAGTTGGCTAATCAACTCTTCGGATTGCGTTGGCGGATCGCCGTGTACTTCGCTTTCCCTGAAAGCGCAGCAGCAATTGCGTCTCTACGTCGATCCGGCGGGAGGCTCATGGCGCGGATTCATCTCGGGAGCAGGGACGGGAGTCAGTGGGCAGGTGGCAGGTTTTGTGCCTGTCGCGACAAGCCCCACTTCTTTAGCTCCTTCCAATTGCGACGATGGCCATACCACGCTAAACGTATTCACCTGTGTCGATTCCGGTGGCGGCGCGTTCATTGGCGGAATGGCAGTCAATTCCAATCCTCCACCTGTCACGCGCGGAACGGCGGGCGGAGCGGTCGGCGCTTGTGGGACGCCTCCAGCGATTCAACCCGGCAGCACCGCTTGGTATGTGGACGCCAATTGCGAATCAGATTTCGCGGTTAACGGGACGGTAGGCAGCCGAGCGGTTCGTCGTACGCCTAGTCCGGTCCACTCGACTGGAAATACGGCCTCCATTTCGACTGCAACGCTGTGCTCCACGGCGCTAGGAAATTGCGACGGGGCCGGTCAATACCACGTTCACTTCGACTTTATCAACACCGGAACGGCATGCACCAACGTGACGGCCGGGAGCGTCGGGCTTCAACTCACCTGGACGGACACCAACGGCACGACACACTCTGCCGTGCAGGTTCCGATGATGACGCAAGCGAGCGCCACGGCTCTTGCCGGGACGATGGTCTTTGTCGCTAACAACCTGAGCGCGTGGGGAAGCGGCGACATCACGATTTCCACTAATGGATCGGTGATTCAGTACGCCACGAATTACACCGGCTGCACGACGGGAACCGGAACTTATCAACTCGATGCTTCCGTAACGAGGATTCAATGAAACGCACGGTCCTTCTCTTGCTGCTACTAATAGCCCCCTGCCGGATGTGGGCTAATAGTTGCTCATCGAATGCCACTGGCGATTGGAGCAGCCCGTCGACCTGGACCTCTTGCGGCGGCGTTGTTCCGGGGAACGGTGACACAGCAACAATTTTGAATACGCATACCGTTACCGTCTCAGACGCGCGCACCGTAGGCGCCAGCGGAGCATCTGGGACCACCGCGCTTACGATCAACAATGGCGGCACGCTATCGTTGATTTTCAGCGGCACGCTCACGATGCGCGGGGACATCGTTATCGGAAGTAGCGGAAGCTTTATACAGGCCGGGGCTCTTATCTGGAACCCCCCTGACGGCGCTACCTACAAGATGCAGCCTTCTGGCGGCGGCTCGACCATTACGATTTCAGGAACCTGCCCCAGTAACTTCGCCACTTGGACCTCGACCCCACAAGGAACAACCGGAGGGAATGGCTCCCTGCTCGGCGGCAATGGCAACGCCAATCTAACCATCAGTTGCGCGACGATCAAGAACTGTGGCAGCGCGTCCGTCCGTTGTATCCAACACACCATCCCAAATAACGGGCAGGATTTTCGTGCCACGAACGTCCTGTTTCAGAACGATGGCTTAGTAGACGTGGGCGCGTCGCAGAGTGGTGTAAACCTTATTTGGGACCATGTGAGCTTCATCAACTGCACGGATACTGGCAACCTGGATTGCTTCCGCTGGGCGATTTCCACTAATGGATCGGTGATTCAGTACGCCACGAATTACACCGGCTGCACGACGGGAACCGGAACTTATCAACTCGATGCTTCCGTAACGAGGATTCAATGAAACGCACGGTCCTTCTCTTG